TCGGTGGCTTCCACGTATTCATCAAAATCCATGGGAGCATCGTCCAGCATATCACTCCATAATTTCCTCCCCGATGTTTTCAATCGTGCTTCGATCTGGGCGAACGTTTCGTTCGGCCTCACAAACTCAGTGGCTGTAAAACGGTACCGGCCTCGTCCGACAAGATCGATTTCCTCGACATCTTGCCTCGCGTCCATCTCGAAATCCTTGACTTCAGAGAATCCCTTGAAAGGATTGGGGGACTCTATCTTCTCGAACAAAGGAAACAAGATGGTTGCTAAGTTATAGCGACCGATGACTCCAGCGGCACGGTGAAGGCCCACTATAGTGTCCTGAGAACAGTACAGAGGGGAACCACTCCACCCTGCTTGGGTTGAGCATGTGTGGTAAAACGAACCGGGTTTGGGGGCAGGAATGGCTGTTCCAGTCGAGCAATGCCACTTGCTCATCTGGTAGCCATACGCTTGCGTGGTGGTGTTGGTAGCTCTGGGGGCGACCACTCTCGCGGCTCCTACGCCCAGCTTGCTCCATATAACAGAATCCACCTCTAACGCAACGGCGTCAAAATTGGAGCTGCTGTGTCCAAATGCCACTGCTGTGTCAGCTGGCAACTCCAATCTCATAAGATCACCCTGCTTGTTTTGTTTACAGATGAATACTTTGCAGCCGGGTTGCCGCCGGCTGGTCATGAGCACATGCGCGCAAGTGAGTAAAACTGTAGAACCTTGATAGTTCACTCGCGCACCAACCCCCAAATGTTTGCCACTCTCCGATTGAAGGGTAACCAGAGATCTAGGCTCTGCATTCCTATCAACAGGACTGGTTGGACTGTAATCAACAGCGGCTTCTTCCTTCCTCGACTTCATTATCGCGTCAGGTAGGTAATTGAACCACTCAGGATTGACCAGAACATCTACAAGAATTCCGCCGACATCGACGAACCCATAAACACCCATCTGGTTTCCTACAGTCCTAAACGTTGCAGGACCTTGCAATACTAAATGCTTGTAATGATCCTGCTTGGGGGCGCACTCAGGAGACAAGGTGGCTTGTAACCAAACCTTCCTTAGTATCCATCTGATAACCCGGTATGGATAATCGACCACGAATGTCGCCACTCGGCGAACCGGACTGGAAAGCCACCAAAGCACTTCAACAATGACTTTGATGGCGCACAGACTCATGATCAAAAGGGCCCATTCCAACTTCCCACAACCTGACAGGAAGGGTATGAGCTCTCCAAACGAGGTGGGCAAAGCCCGGCCCGTAGGCTCGTAGTCCTCATATGTATAGTCGTCCCCTCGCGGGGAGAACTGCATCGTGTGGGAGAACATAGTCGCCATCGGGCTCTGACCACAACTTTGCGCTGCACAGGCGAAT